TTCGTTTTGAGACGGCCCACCTTATAAAAGATGTTGACCTAGCTCACGCTAGATCAAATCTAGGTGAGCACCGGATTACGTATCCGGCCCAGCACGCCAACCGTGTGGTAACTAAGGTGGAGTTGGGTCAGGAATCTGACTGTCTCGAACCATAGCTGGAACGCCGCTGAAATAGAAAAAAGACATATCGGGTCCATGTGAAGCATAAAGATCTGCCAACACATTAAGATCCGTGGTGTACGATATACTATGCGAATCATATTCTGCAAAGACATTTCGGCGGTAAGTCTCGGACGTCGGATGAAACCGATAGGGAGACTGAAAAGGCACTTGATAGATTAGTGAGCTCTGAGTAGGACGGGCTACTAAAGCCGCCCCATTCGCAGTAAGCTGGCGAAACCTTGCCAATTCTAGACGGCTTGTATCACCCCCTGTAAGGGAGTAGGAAGCAATATCTAAAATGGTTGAAGTAGGATTGCCAGGTTCCCGCTGGGCTGACATCCATCCATCATTTGCCTGTTGGGACAATACAACGTCCCATGTTGTGGAACCCCGGAACCCCTTATACAAAGGAGCAAACCAGGAAAACGCTGTAAATGACGCAATGTTATAATTTGTGCCATCCACAACGTATGTTCCGTTTGAGCTAGGCCCAGGTGCAGCAGGTTCATTCTGGTTTAAAACATTCACTAAAGAATAACCAGAAACTTGCCCATTAACACTGGTAACATAGCTCTTGCGGCTAAGCAACTGTCTTATAGAGGTAACAGGGTCCGCGAAGAAGACGTGAACGGCATTATCGTCGTCCACACTCTCTTTCATGGGTACTGCATGATCAGGAATTGGTGCTGCCAAATCGCTAGCCTCCACGTGTTCAACCCCAGATTGTAAAGAAAATCTGAGGTCGTTCTGTGGAAAGCGCGGATTAGCAAGCTCCAAATTCTCTGCTCCTCTAACAGAGACCAAGATGCGAACTGGGGCAGTATCTTCTGGAGCGGTGAGGGAATTATGTACCTTAACAT